GGATTGCCCTCACAGAGCGACCAGCCAACGCCTTCGGATTCATCTATGCAGTCTTTGGACCAACTGGAAGACAATACATCGGAAGAAAGCAACTCATAAGTGAAACATCCAGACTACCTACAGGAGCAAAGCGCAGAGTTAAGACTCGAAGAGAGTCTGATTGGAGAACTTACAGATCCTCCTGTCGAGAACTCCTTGATGATATTGAGTTGTATGGAGCTGAAACATTTACTTTTGTTATATATGACTGGGTATACGGAAGAGGGATGCTTACGTATAGGGAAGTCCAAGAGCAATGGTCGTGTGAAGTCCTTTCAAGAGATGAAACTCCTGATGGAGAACGCCTCTGGTACAATGGCAACATTGGAGCCGTCAAGTTTTTAAAACCTAAATCATGAATAAGAATAAGCCTATTAAACCCCTTGAAAAAGAAATCCCTTCATTAAAAGAGGATTTCAAAAATCAATTCAAACGTAAGAAAGAAACTCAACAAGAAGCTAAAGATCGCAGAGAACGTATTAGAGAGTATAAAGACAACAGAGACTGGAACTAATATATGTCAAGGTGGATTCATACCGCTTGCCCTAAGTGCACCTCATCAGATGCTTTTTCATATAAAGAAGATGATGAGTTTGGATACTGCTTTTCATGCTGCAAGTCAGCACCAACAGACCCTAACTTTAAACCAACAGTTTATCATAAAGAAAACTACAATATGCACACAATAGAGGAGATCAAAGAGTATGACACAAGAGGATTCCAAGAAAGAGGTATCACAAAACCCGTATCAGCTCACTACGGTGTTAAGGTTTCGTATGCTGAGGATGGTACTATCAGTAGCCATTTTTATCCATATACTAAAGACAATAGTGTTGTTGCCTATAAAGAGCGTAAACTACCTAAAACCTTTATTATTCACGGTGAGTTTAAAGGTGTACAGTTATTCGGTCAGAATGTTTCAACGGGTGGTAAACGCATTATCATCACGGAAGGAGAACTAGACGCATTAGCTGTAGCTCAAGCTCAACATGATAAGTATGGTAGGTTCTACCCAGTAGTAGCTTTACCATCAGCATCTGCTACATCAATGATCCTTGAACAACGTGAGTGGTTACGTAACTTCGATGAAGTCGTATTGATGTTCGATCAAGATGATGCAGGAAAGAAAGCTACAGATCAAGCCGCTAAGATAATTGGCTATGATAAAGTTAAGGTAGCATCGTTACCTGAGAAAGATCCTTGTGATGTGCTAATCAAACATAACTCTGCTACACTAATGAACTGTATCTTTGATGCACGTACATTCAGTCCAGCAGGTGTTGTTAAAGGTGAGGCTATCTGGGAACAATTCAAGCGTAAAAAAGAAACTACTTCTTTACCTTACCCTGAATGTTTAAAGACTCTCAACGATAAGATACATGGTCTTCGCTTAGGTGAAATTGTATTGTTCACATCAGGTACAGGCTCAGGTAAGAGTACAGTCATTAAAGAGATTGTACTTGAGATCCTAGCTAAAACAACTGATATGATTGGTATGGTATCACTCGAAGAATCTATTGGTGACTCTGCTGAAAAGTTTATTGGTATGCAATTACGTAAGAAACTTGTATCTAACCAAGTAACTGAAGCAGAGATGTATGCAGCACACCAACAAGTGTTTGGTGATGAACGCTTAATACTTCTTGATCACCAAGGCTCTGTAGGAGATGAGTCTCTTATAGACAAGCTTGAACACTTAGCTCTAATGGGTTGTAAGTATATTATCCTTGACCACATCACTATTGCTGTGTCTGAGGGTGCTAAAGGTCGTACAGGTAATGAAGCAGTTGACTCAGTCATGAGTGATCTACTTAAGATCTGTAAGAAGCATAATGTCTGGTTAGGCGTTGTGTCTCACCTACGTAAAGGTGAAAAGCCTTTTGAAGAAGGTCACTTGCCAACCATTGATGATATCAAAGGCTCAGGCTCTATTAAACAAATCTCATTTGACATTATTGCTTTCTCACGCAACATGATTGCTGAGACAGAACAGATGCGTAACACAATTAAGCTTCGTGTATTGAAGTCTCGATTCACGGGTATGACGGGTGACTGCGGTAATACTAGGTATGACGCTGACACTGGTCGCTTAATGCAAACAACTTTTGTTGACTTTGAATAAATGAATCCATTAAATTATCTTACTGAACGTGTATCGAAGGTTGTCCCCAACTCAGATAAGATCTACAATGAGGGTGCTCGCCTTCTAGCACACTACCCAACATGGGAATATGAACTTGAAAGATTTATCAACGAGTCTTGGGATACCCTCCTTAGATACTGCATTCGTAACAAGAACGCAACGCATAGCGCCTCTGTTAAACTCACCTTTGCTTCTGACCTTATCGGAAAAAGAATTGCAAGAGCTATTGGAGCTGACGAACTTGATATCAAGTCAACTTTATCGCTTGGAGATCTTCTTCTCGAAACGTTCCTTCAAGATGGACTGATTGACATCTTCAGGGAGTATGCTGGATACAAAGCCCCATACATGGTACGCATTGTTAATCAAGCAGATGATATTAAACCAACATTGATTGGTACATCATTTGAACCTTTGTTACCTATCATGGGTCTATATAGCCCATTAACTAAAGAACCTTTTATTAAAGGCTGGACTAACTCTAAGCTATTCCATGACAACCTTAATAAAACATTTGTAAGATCCCTTGAGACCCTTCGACAACAGTCTTGGAAGCTTAACATACCAGTGTTAACTGCTATGCAAGCACAGACTCCTAAAGAAATCCTTGAGTTGATCGATGAAGATGGTGTTGTAAGGGAATACAATATACACCATGAAAACCTAGAGTTACCTAAGAAACTATCTCATACAGATGGTACTAAGTTCCTTGGTAAAAAAGACCCTAAGCTACAACGTATGATGAGTAAATACTTTGAATACATGCAAGTGCTTAAGAAGGCTGAGATGATTGGTGAAAGAACTTTCTTTCAGGAAGTCTCTTGTGACTACCGAGGTAGAGTATATTATGCAGAATCATTCTTAGAGTTCCAAGGTAGTGATTTAGCTCGTAGCTTGTTTATGTTTGCTAACAAAAAGAAAGTTACTGAGAGAGGTTTATTCTGGATCAAGGTGCATACAGCAGTTTGTTTTAATAAGTCTTTTATCATCAGTGATATACCTAAGTACTTTAAGACAGACTATAAAGCTTATCTTGAAGGTGAAGGTCTTGATACTATATCAGTAGACAAGATGACTCTTGAAGATAGAGTTGCATGGGTAGATAACAACATAGAGTTTATCTATGATGTAGCTCGTACTAAAACTATTCATCCTGATGCTGAAAAGTCTTATAGTTTCTTAGCCTGTTGTAATGAGTTACTAGGATACAAGAGAGCTAAGATGGAAGGTAAAGAGTTCATGTCTGGGCTACCTATACCTATTGATGGTAGTAATAACGGATGGCAACACTTAGCGGCTATGTCTAAAGACAAACAAGCTGGTACGCTGGTGTCACTTGTTCCTACACCTATCCAGAAAGACTTTTACGTAGCTGTTGCTAAAGAACTCATTAGTATTATGCCTGAGTACTTTGAAATCAAAGATATGCCTATGAAACATATCAGAAAAGGTATAGCCAAACGAGGCTCAATGACTCGTGCATACAGTGCAGGTAAAATGCGTATAGCAAAGAACATGTACGAAGACTGTCACGTAGAAGGTTATACTGTTAAGTACAACATCACTGAAGATCAGTGTGACGTACTAGCAGGTAACTTAATCAAGGCTATTAATACAGTCTGTGCAGGACCACTTAAGACAACCAAGTATTTACAGAAGATTGCAGAACATGAACTCAACTCAGGAAGAAACCTCCTCACATGGACAACACCCTCGGGGTTCCCAGTGGTATATAAGGCTTACCTCCAGCATGAACGGAAACAAAGAGGAACTATCAAAGGTATTCAAGGAAATAAAGACGGAAGGGTCATGCACGTTATTAAGGTTGACGTACTTAACAAAGAGACTGGTGAACGTGTGCCTTGTAGACGTTCCTTTGCTTCTGGTATCAGTCCTAACGTTGTTCACTCATATGACGCTGCTCACATGGCAAATACTATCGTCAGCTTTAACGGTTCTTTTGGAGCAGTCCATGATAGCTTCAGTACACATGCGGATGAAGTTGATTTCCTACAAGAAGTAACTAAGATGACATTCATAGCACAATATGATGTAGAAAACTTCTTTAACATACTTCAAGATAACCTTATGGATAATAAGGATACCTTCACGTTCAATCAACCAGAGCTAGGTAGCCTAATTCTTAATGAGGTTATGGACTCTAAATACTTCTTCTGCTAAGGTGAGTCGGTACCTAATACCAGACAACAATCAACAATAAGGAATTCATGAACTCTTACCAACAACTTATCGCCAAATCCCGTTATGCTCGATACCTACCTGAGCAAAAACGTAGAGAGAACTGGGATGAAACCTCTACTCGATGGGTAGATTTCTTTAAGGAACAACTTAAAGATAAGATCAATACCCAAGATACTATCTGGGATATCTTAGGAACAAGCATTAATAACTTGTCAGTACTCCCATCTATGCGGTCTGTTATGACTGCTGGTGAAGCTCTTAAGCGTACACACGTAGCCGCTTATAACTGTAGTTACCTTCCTGTAGATAACCAACGTTGCTTTGATGAAGCTATGTATATCCTCTTGTGTGGTACTGGTGTAGGCTTTTCATGTGAACAACAGTATGTTAACCAATTACCTGTTGTACCCTCATCCTTTGAAGAAGGTGCTACCATTGTAGTAGCTGACTCTAAAGAAGGCTGGTGCCAAGCATATAGAATGTTGATCGATAACTTGTATCAAGGCTTTATCCCTAAGTGGGATGTATCCTTAGTGCGCCCAGCAGGTGCTCCACTTAAAACATTTGGTGGTCGTGCCTCAGGTCCTGGTCCACTGATTGACTTGTTCCAATATACAGTAGATAAGTTTAAAGCCGCATCAGGTCGTAAGCTTAAATCTATTGAAGCACACGATATCATGTGTAAGATTGGTGAAGTAGTTGTTGTAGGTGGTGTACGTAGATCAGCTATGATTTCCCTTGGTGACTTAGGTGACTATGACCATGCAACAGCTAAGGCAGGTGCTTGGTGGGAGAATCATGGTGAACGTGCATTAGCTAACAATTCAGCAGTGTATAACAACAAGCCTTCTATTGGTGAGTTCATGAAGGAATGGTTAGATATCTATAACAGTCATTCAGGTGAACGTGGTATCTTCAACCGTGAAGCTTCACAAAAGCAAGCCGCTAAATGGGGTCGTAGAGATATCAGCACTGACTATGGCACTAACCCATGCTCAGAGATTATTCTTAAGCCATATCAATTCTGTAACTTGTCTACTATTGTTGTGTCTCCTGATGACACCCTTGCATCTCTCAAAACTAAAGTTCGCTTAGCTACTATCATGGGTACAATGCAGTCTACATTGACTGA